TGAACTTGGTAATAGTGTTCTTGGTGGTCCTGGTATATATCCTGATGGACCCGACACATTAACTGTGTTCGCCACAAATGTTTCTGGGCAACAGAGATCAATTGCTGGACGAGTAACCTGGACCGAATCTCAAGGTTGATTTGACATTTTTACTATTTTCCCTTATAATATCAAGGTCTTCAACATCCTCGTATCTTTGGGAATGAAGACCCTCTCTGTGGTGGGAGAGGTGAGTTGGTGGTTAACAGGGGGAGTTTTATACTCCCCTTTTTTCTCTTATAAATTAGTATAAGTTATTAAAGAATTATGAACTTTACAGTCTATTCAAAAGAAGATTGTCCGTATTGCAGTAAAGTCAAACAAGTATTAGAGTTGACAGAACAGAAGTTTGTAGTGTATACTTTAGGACAAGACTTTACTAGAGAGGAATTCTATGCCGAGTTTGGTGAGGGTTCTACTTTTCCACAAGTCATTTGTGATGATAAAAAAATAGGAGGATCCGTTGACACAATCAAATTCCTCAAAGAACAACAAGTCATCAAGTCGTGACCTAAATAAAACTGAAGACCACTTCAATCGTGGTATTGAACTCATACTTAATGGAGGGAAAAGAAAGCAAACTCAACCATTCCACATTATCTTTGAGAAGATAGTTTGCTTTCTAAATCGGGAAGTCACTATCTATTTTGAATTTTCCTTTAAGTCAAGGAAGAAAAAAGTAGTTTCCCGAGGTAAAAGAAATGTTAGCAGTTAGTTTAGTTTTCGGTTCCTTTCTAACCTTTTTGTTTCTTATAGTGGGGATAATGGCAGGTTGGGTAGCACGAGAATATATGATGAACTATCGGGAAATTCCTAGACCTCACCCCGAAATGTTCGATAACCAGGGTAACCTGATTCCAGATGAGGTGATTGCATTTAATTTTGAGAACTATCATGACTACGACGACACAGAAGAAGACGGCGACGACTAAACCAAAGGTAGTAAAAGAAACACCTATTGTAGAACTTCCTAATAATCCATTTACTTTTGAAGTATTGGATTTGGTATCTAGGCAGAAGAGTAATACCAAAAAGATAGAAGTTCTTAAAAAATATGAGCATCCTTCACTTAAAGCCATTTTAATTTGGAACTTTGATGAATCTATTATCTCTGTTCTCCCAACTGGTGCAGTTCCTTACTCTGGATATTCAGAACAAACTTCTTACAGCGGATCTTTAAGTACAAAGATTACCGAAGATATTCGTAGAATGCATGAAACGGGATCTTTCTCTTTGGGATCTAGTGACAAGCAAGGGCATACCACAATTCGTAGAGAATATGTAAATTTCTATCACTTTATTAAAGGTGGTAATGATGGTCTGAATAATATTCGTCGTGAAACAATGTTCATTAATATTCTTGAAGGACTTCATCCTCTTGAAGCAGAAATTATTTGTCTTGTAAAGGATAAGAATCTTTCTGATAAGTATAAGATTACGAAAGAAGTAGTTTCTGAAGCATATCCTGATATTCAATGGGGAGGTCGTTCGTGAGTCAAGTTCGTGATGTAGTTGAAAAAACCCACAATACGGAAAAGCATATGGACTATTGGACACCAGCAGAAAAAGAAACTTGCAAGTCTCGCTATGGATGTGAAATTCTAATTGAAAATGGTTCGTATGCTGATGTCTGTACCAAAGAAGCACCAAATGATGCTTACATTATCAAGTATATTGTAGATGATAAGATTTGTTTTGATCTGACACGAGGTGGTCGTATCAAATTGTTTGATATGTACTGGGATAAGTTTCGTGAAAACCTAAAGAACATTGACTTTGGATATGGTCGTATCAATCCTAAACTCTGGGGTTATCAGGCACCCAAAACCAAAAAGCGAAAGTAATTCCCCATATAAGGCAAAATTTTTCCGGCAAAATTTTCTCGCGTGAGGGTTTTCACAAATCTTCACGTTTTTTAGTATAATATGGATACATTTTTGTATCTATTGTTACTATTTCAAGATATTTTTCACCTATATACAATGAATAGGAGTATAATACCCTCCTAACGTTCATCCTATGACTAAAGCACTTTTGCTTTTAGCATGGGTTCCACTTCTTTCTGTTGCTTCACCACAACCTAATAAGACTGAATTTCCAGTCACAATAAGTTGTAACGCAGCGTGGGAACTAATGGACATCGTTAAAAACGACGATGTTGTTCACCAGAGAAAAGAAGACCAATTGCTATTAGAACTCCGAAAGGATGTGATTACAAGGTGCTAAAAATTAAATAGGACGGAAGTAAGCCGACTCGGAACGGAACGTTCATCTATGGAAGCAATCATTCTCACTTGCCTACAAGCACAATTGATGGTAGGAAGAGTCCAAAAGACTGATATTCCTAAACAAGCAAAGAATGATCTAATTTGGGAGATTAAACAGGTCTCTCCAAAAACTTGTCCCATAGACGCAAAAGCCGACTGAAGGAACGCTCTTTAGCCTCAAAATTAAGGAGAAAACCTAATGTCTAAAGTCGTTTACAGAGGGTGTCAATATGACACCGAAGATGCAAAGAAAGAGTATGTGTCTTGGTATACCCAAACACACGCTCCTGCTCATCCACAAAACAAATATCGTGGTGTAGCATATCGCCCCTGCAGAAATGCGGAGGTGGCACAATGAAAAAACTTAACTTCCTTCAACTTATTAAAGAACAAAAGCAAAAAGAAGAGCGTCGTCATCAAGCACAACTAGCACAACTAGTTGGAGTAAAGTGATGGCACAAGTTATTGTATCTTCAACTGCTGCGATTGCGTTGATGACTATACTGCTGTCATCATACATTCAGTGGCTTTATAAGTAAATCATCAAGGATGGGCAACCCTCCTTTTTTAATAAGTATAAACTCGTAGGCATAAATTTTTGTTGCTTAATATTAGAAAATCCACACAAAATACATATATAATGCTAGGATGTTTGAGGTGTTACAAATGAACGAAAACTCCTTTGTTATGCCATTCTTTGTGCGTGGAGGTAATTATGCACAATTTAATTTCTTACAATCAACTGGCTGGATGGAAACAATTTGAGGATACTGTGGACCGATGTAACGAGCAAAATGATTTAGTTAATGACTATTTTAATTGTTTAATTGAGTGTGATGACAATCAACAAAGTTGTAGAAAGATCTGTAGAAATATATTAAGTCAATAATGCTAAGGAGGGGTTGATCCCCTCCTTTTTTTATGTTATGATATTCAAAGAGAATACTATCTTATGGACAGAGACAAACTAAAACTAATTGTCCGTAATCTGGAACTTTTGGTAGATTCTTTAAAAGCAGAAGTTTATTCTGATGTTTCTGCATACAAACCACAACCTAAGGTTGTTTCAGATTACGACGAGATTTTTGATGATGATGATGGATACGCAGACTAAAAAAGCAAAAGAACTCTTAAAATTAATGAAGAGACTTGTAGCACAAAATCATTTGTATAGCGAAGAAGAAATGCATGATATGAAAAAGCGTCTTCGTGAAGCAGAAGCAGAAGTTGCAAAACTAGAAGCACACACATTCAAAGGATTTGGAAAGAAATGACAGTAAAACTCATCAGTGTAACACCCGATGCAGAAAAAACAATGGCGTATGTTGCTAGAGTTAGCAACCCTGCGAATCAAGACAACGAAAACTATGCCAAGTTGCTTGCTTATTGCATTAAGCATAATCATTGGTCTGTTTTTGAGCAGTCTTTTATGACTCTTGAAATTGAAACAAATCGTGGTATCGCAGCTCAAATTTTGCGCCACAGGAGTTTCACATATCAAGAATTTTCACAGCGTTATGCAGACTCTTCTCTGTTGAGTGATTATATTCCTGTTCCTGAACTTCGTCGTCAAGATACCAAGAATCGTCAAAACTCAATTGATGATATTGGTGAGTATGAGAAACTGACTCTTCAAAGTAAGATTCAAGATCATTTTGCACACTCTATGCAACTCTACAAGGAACTCCTAGCGCATGGAGTAGCAAAGGAGTGTGCAAGGTTTGTATTGCCCTTGGCGACGCCCACACGCATCTATATGAGCGGCTCTTGCAGGTCATGGATACATTACATCAATCTTCGCTCTGCCAATGGCACTCAAAAAGAACATATGGATATTGCACTTGCTTGTAAGAATGTATTCATTGAACAATTTCCTTCAGTAGCAGAAGCACTTGAGTGGACAAAGTTTGAAGGTTGGATTTACTAATAAATAAAATATCTTGAATTTATAACAATGGCAACATATCCTGTAGTGAATACAAAAACTGGTGAACAGAAAGAAGTGGAAATGAGCATCCACGACTGGGACCAGTGGAAAAATGATAATCCAGATTGGATTCGAGATTGGTCTGATCCTTCAACTTGCCCTTCTCCTGGAGAAGTTGGTGAGTGGAGGGATAAACTGGTTAATCGTAATCCTGGATGGAATGATGTGCTCCATAAAGCATCAAAAGCACCTGGCTCTCGTGTAAAGAAACTCTAATGGCAAGAAGAAAAAGAGGAAATGTTGATCAACCAATCGGAGTTGGTCTGACTGCAAAGCAAATGAAGAGGAGAAAACCTTTAAGTGCAGAATACTTAGTTGAGATTGATCCTCTTACTGATAATCAAAAACGACTTTTTGATTCCTATGCTGACGGTAAACATCTTGTTGCCTATGGATGTGCAGGAACTGGTAAAACATTCATCACACTTTATAATGCTCTTGCAGATGTTCTTGATGAATCTACTCCTTATGAAAGAATTTATCTTGTTCGTTCACTAGTTGCCACTCGTGAGATTGGATTCCTGCCTGGAACTCATGATGACAAGGCAGATATTTACCAGATTCCTTATAAGAATATGGTGAAGTATATGTTCCAGATGCCCTCTGATGCTGACTTTGAGATGCTCTATGGAAATCTCAAGTCACAAGAAACCATTAAGTTCTGGAGCACTTCATTCCTTCGTGGAACGACTCTTGATAATGCTATTGTGATTGTAGATGAGTTTCAGAACCTAAACTTCCACGAACTTGATTCTATCATTACTCGTGTAGGGGAAAATACCAAAATTTGTTTCTGTGGTGATGCATCCCAGTCTGATTTACAGAAAACAAACGAGCGTAATGGCATCGTCGATTTTATGTCGGTCTTGCGTAAAATGCCTTCTTTTGATATAATTGAATTTGGTGTAGAAGACATCGTTCGTTCTGGACTTGTTAAGGAATACATCATTGCAAAAATGGAATCTGGTTTTTAATGTTTAATCATATTGATATTGAACTCCCTAAGTTGGAGCGTGAAACTATAGATGGTGTTCGTTATTACAAGGTTCCAGATGACGAAGAACTTCTTCGTTTAGTTTCGATTACTTCTGTTACTAGTCATTTTAATCGTGAAATCTTCGATAACTGGCGCAAAAAGGTTGGTGAGGAGGAGGCGCAAAAGATTACTAAAGCGGCTACTTCTCGGGGCACGGATATGCATTCTCTTGTGGAAAACTATCTGGATAATAAGGATCTCCCTCCTGTTGCGCCTATGGCGGATTTTCTGTTTAAGATTGCGAAGGCGGAATTTAATCGTATAAATAATATTTACGCCCTTGAAGGGTCCCTTTATAGTAAACAACTGGGAATTGCTGGGACAGTTGACTGCATTGCCGAATATGACGGCGAGTTAGCAATAATCGACTTTAAGACTTCTAAAAAACCTAAACCACGAGAGTGGATCGAACACTATTTTGTTCAATGTATGGCATATGGTTGTATGCTATACGAACTGACTGGTATTTCAGTCAAAAAACTTGTAATCATCATGGCTTGTGAAAATGGAGAATGCGTCGTCTATGAAGAACGAGACAAATCAAAATACATCAAACTACTCGGCAAATACATTAGAAAGTTTGTTGGAGATAAACTGGAACTCTATGGAACCAAATAAAGAACTAGAACAGGCAATCGAAAATAAGTTTCTAACTCCTTCCAAGTTTGCTCTTGAGATTGAGAAAATTGTTGCTGAAGAAAACTTCAACTATATTGATGCTATTTGCCATTATTGCGAAGTTAATAGTCTTGAGGTAGAATCAGTTACAAAACTCATTTCAAAACCCTTGAAAGAGAGATTAAAGTGGGACGCAACTCGTCTTAACTTTATGAAACGCACTTCGAAAGCAAAACTGCCCTTATGATTGTGACTCCCTTTGAAACTTATCAACATTATCTGTCACTTAAAAATCATTTCACAAACCCAAAATACGACTTCTTTAAGTACGGTGCGAAGACTCGTGCCAGTCTGACATCCTTCAATAAACGTAAAGACAAATACTGGTTTGAAAAGACAAGTCGTAAATATAATGATAAAGAAGTCTTGGATTTTCTAGTATCAAACTTTGCAGCATCAGACACACCGGGTAATTTATGGATTGGCGAAATTATAAATTCTGGAGAAAGGACTTACGCAGACTGGATGCGAAGACAGCAGAGTTTGACTTACTTGTTCAAAGAACAAAGCAGCGAATTGTTCTCGGAGACAAAATTAGACGATGCCTTGAACTGTTCCAAAGGTCATCCACCCGTCCTTAAGAAGTTCCTGAGCGGGAAAATTTGCTTAGAAACCCTAGTGATATACGATAAAATATTCCTGTTCGGGAAAACGTTTGATAAGAAACTTCTGGACCCAGTGTGGGAAACCGTAAGTTTGAAAATCAAAAAATATAACCCTTTTCTAAATATTGATGTATTCCAATTCAAAAAGATTTTACGGGAAATCATAGATGAGTAGCTTTTTTGACTCCGATATTATTCAAGACGAACTGAGAGAAATCAATAAGTTACAAGAGGAAATCTACGGAAGCATTCTGACTTTCGGTATGATGCCCCGTGAGACCAAACTGGAACACATTGAAAAACTTGAGCTCTTGCTAGAAAAGCAGAGAGTGATGTATACTAGGTTGTCCCTTTCAGACGACCCACAAGCGGTTGAGATGAAAGAGAACCTACGCAAATCAGTGGCACTGATGGGATTCCCACCAGAGACTGATATGCAAGTTTTATTCAGTAGTATGAACAAGACCATTGAATCACTCAAACAATTCATTGACAGGTGACTCAATCTTCGCTATACTATCTAAGTAAATCCCCCGAATCCAAACTATCCGAGGTATCCAAATGTCGTTTTCCGACCTTAAGAAACAGTCCAAGCTTGGCAACCTGACCGCCAAACTGGTCAAAGAAGTAGAAAAAATGAATAATAACAGCGGTTCGTCTGACGACCGTGTGTGGAAACTGGATGTAGATAAGAGCGGCAATGGTTATGCCGTTATCCGTTTCCTGCCTGCCCCCAACGGTGAAGACCTGCCGTTCGTGAAACTGTACTCCCATGCCTTCCAAGGTCCTGGTGGTTGGTACATTGAGAATTCCCTCACCACCCTGGGTCAGAAGGATCCTGTGTCGGAACTGAACTCCGAACTGTGGAACAATGGCACCGATGCTGGCAAAGAACTGGCACGTAAGCAGAAGCGTAAACTGACCTATGTGTCCAACATCTATGTGGTGAAGGATCCTGCCAACCCTGCCAACGAAGGTAAGGTGTTCCTGTTCAAGTATGGTAAGAAGATCTTTGACAAACTGACTGCTGCAATGCAACCTGAGTTTGAAGATGAGGAAGCGATTGATCCTTTTGACTTCTGGGCAGGTGCCAACTTCAAACTGAAGGCAAAGAACGTTGCTGGTTATCGTAACTACGACTCTTCTGAGTTTGCTGCACCTGCTCCCCTGCTGGACGATGATGACGCAATGGAAGCAGTGTGGAAGAAGCAGTTTTCTCTTGCTGAACTGACCGCTGCTGACCAGTTCAAGACCTATGATGAACTGAAGAAGCGTCTGGACTATGTGATCGGAACCAAAGGCACTCCCCGTTATCAGGACCCTGAAGACCTGGATGAGGACAACACCCGTGGTTCTACTCGTGAACTGACTGAAGATCTTCGTGATGAACTGTCCAGTCTGAAACCCACCCGCCGTGCTGCGGTTGAGGAAGATGAGGATGATGATGCCCTGTCGTACTTCGCCCGTCTTGCTGAAGAGTGAAGTCTGACTACTACATTGACCGTGTAAGTAAGTCCGAAGCCGCAGAGTTACTTCTGCGGTTTCATTATCTTAAGGACTTTTCTAAAACGTTTAAATCTGGATGGAATTATGGTCTTTTCAAGAAAAATAATTTCTGTCCGTTAAATATAGGAGGACTTCAGGGAGTCTGTATTTTTACAGGACTCCCTGTTCCAGAAATTGCACAAGGAGCATTTGGACTTGAAAGAAATGAACAACGAGGACTCTTCGAACTCTCAAGACTTTGCATCCACCCAGATACGCAGTCACAAGAGTACAACATTACTTCTTGGTTCGTTGCAAAAGCGATTAGACGGTTTCGCAAAGATACAGAAGTCTCAGCAATCATTTCTTATGCTGATTCTGAGTTTCATGACGGTACAATTTATCGTGCTTGCAACTTTAAATATTGTGGTCTTACAGACCCTAAAAAAGACTTCTACTATTCAGACGGCACCAAACATTCACGCGGTAAAGTAAAAGGTGCTGAAGGAGAATGGAAGAACCGTTCTCGTAAGCACCGATATGTAATGATGTTTGATAAAAACTTAACCTTAAGATGGGGGTGAAGTATTTCTGGTATTTTCTGTTCTCACCAGTCTATTATTTACATATTGAGAAGACTTTTCATAATACATGATAGTCTTAAAGTCATTTACATATTGCTGTAAATAAACTGGTTTTAATAAGTATATCGATCTCTTTTTATTATTTTTTCTAACTTCATATTCATAGTTTGTGACTCCAATAACAGGAGAGTTGATAGCAACGACATTATTACCAAGAATGCTTGAATCATTTGTATAAACTTTACCATTATCATAATAAGTTAATTTGAAGTTGCTATCAACAACTTTTCCTGCTGGAAGAATAACTCTACTTTTTGAGTCTTTTACTTCGGTAGTTTCATGAAATTTGATATTTGATAAGTTTCTAATACCATACTTATCTTCGGCAAACTTGTAAATATCACGATCAGAAAGTGGCCACTCATCTCTTACACTCACAATGTTTGCCGACATAAGAACTACCCAATCATAGTCTGCTCTACCATAGAGTTCTTCTGCAACGGTATCTGGTCTGGCACCATCAGGTATTTGATACTTATTAAAAATAGTAAAAACATTTTGTAGGTCATCACGCAACTTGACTCTTCTAAACAAGTTCTTTGTAGTCACATACTCTAAAGAAGAGTTTCTGTCTGTGATGGGTGATTGATATTGAATGTCTGGAAGTTCTCTAAAGTACGACATACTAGTAACCTACTCCTATCTTACCGTCTCCGCTTTGATAATCTTCAGCGTAAACTGGGTTGAGTTCTTTGAATGTCAAATTCATTTGGATGTGAACTGGAGTTCCATCCTGGTATGTTGCATATGTGTTTGAACCTGTATATGAAATGGAAATATCAGTCAATGCACATGGTTTGAAACTATTTAAGAAAGGATGTTTTTTATTTCCACTTCTATAAGAGATGAGGAAGACTTTTGGTGTATTAATAAAGACCGCTTGAGTGAGTGAACCTTTTGCATCTGTTCTTGCTGCCATTGATTCTTTAAAGGTTCTGATAATTTCTTTGACTTCACGTGCCTCTCTTTGATCTCTAGGTGTGAAATCAAAACTAAATGGAAATGCTCTTAAGTTTACACCTTGGAAAAGGAGTTCAAGGTTAGGTTGTAATACTTTTCCAGATGCTCTTGAGATAACACTTTGATAAGGAACGTTTCCTCCAAAAATATTTAAAAGTCTATTTCCCGCTGCAGCTGCTATTACCGCTTGGTTATCTCTGATTGCGGGACCAGCTGCTTCTCCAGCTTTAGTGAAAAAATTAGATACTTGACCTGCTATTTCTTCAGGTTTTGTAATTGCAGTAACGCCAGCGGATAATCCAAATGCTTCAAGGGGATTTAAACTGTCTTCTCCCCAAGTAATTGAATTTTGATCTGATAAGTTTTGTGGTATTGGTAAGTATATGTAATGTGAAGGTTTTATTTTATTATTGTTTAGTGCTTCTGTTACTGCTCCTGTTGCTGTACCAATTTGTGCTAATGCCTCTTTGCCCCCAGGAGTAAAACCAGGAGGCACATATTCAACAATTTTTATTTCTAGATAATCACTATTGCTTTGAATTCTTTTTAAAGGATATCTATATGACTTTGCAGTGCTTTTTTTCGACTCACTAGAATTACCAGTGTTGGTTGAATTAGTACTCTGTTGAGACAAATTAGGATCTATCATTTATCCTTTTCTAACTATTTAGTCTGATTTTGCCAAAAGGTATCTCTTGTAGATCTTTTACTTCGCTTGGATAAACTTCATAGATGCCACCAGGTATTTCATCCCAAGTATATTGTCGCATTTCACCCCAGTGAAAGTTGATACCTTTAAAACCCCACCTGAATACTTCGGTGACTGCAACAAATGGATTTTGATCGTATTGAATTTCTGGAGTCTTTGGTCTATAAACAAAAATATAATACCTTCCAGTTCTAGGAACTTTTGGTGATTCTTCTAAAACCTCTAGCAACTCAAGCATTAAATCATCTGGGTCTTCAGTTCCAATCAAACCATCAAGCACAGGGCGAACTCGATTATTAATACTATCAGTATCTGTGACCTTTTTTTGTTTTCTTTCTGCTAGAGTTTTTCTAGGCATTACTTGATACCGAGTTCTGATTCTGTTAATACTTTAAACTCATATCCACGGTCTGCACACCATTCTTTTGCTGCCGCCCACTTTGCCTGATTTTTGGCATATTCATAGGCTTCATAAAGATATTTTTTTGTCTGCCTTTTTGGTTTTGGTGGAGGTGCAGTTTGTTTTTGTGGCTTGACCTCAATCATATATTTTTTGATGGTTCCATTAGACTCTCTCACTTTGATAAGAAAGTCTGGAAAATAACGATGAGGTTTTCCATCTACAGGAGAACGATACCAAACAAACATTTCTTCATTTGACCATTCAAGTATATTTTGATTTGTGTCACAGTACACCATGAATTTGCGTTCCCATAATGACCTGTATATGATATTTGTTGGGTCTCCTTTATACTTGGACGGAAAAGATGGTTGATATTTTCCCTTATATGACATCTAAATAACTAATAATATAAGACTCGTATAAGGTATTTAGAGTGGTACAACCGCGTAAGATATCAGACTTTAAACCACTAATAACTAACTTAGCGCAGACATCTCATTATCAAGTTATTTTTGGCGGTCTGTCATATGCATTAAGAGGTCACCTATCTTATAGGGGCATCAACGCAAACTTTATTGCTGAAGATGTGGGTTTACTTTGTAGTTCTGCTGTTTTACCTGGCAGTTCTTTTGGTACAGCAGACATTGTTGGAAACTATACTGGTGTTGTTGAAAAGTTTGCCCATACTCGTTTGTTTACCCAAATTGACTTAGAGTTTTACGTTGATAATTCATATCGTTCTCTTAAGTTCTTAGAGCACTGGATGGAGTTTATTTCATTTGGATCTGGTGTTTCTCCTTCAAGAGATGGATATTTCTTTAGGATGAGGTATCCAACAGAATATAAAACTGATACCACTAAAATTATTAAATTTGATAGAGACTACAATAAACAACTTGAATATACGTTTTATGGTCTATTCCCTATTGGACTGAATGCCACTCCTGTTTCTTATACTAACTCTGATATTCTAAAGGCAACAGCATCATTTAACTTTGATCGTTATGTTTGTGGTAAAACTACAAGTTATGCTGTCTACAGCGGAACATCTAATAATAAGGAGCAAATTAATAAACCACCAGTTCTGAATGGAAATG